GCAGTATGAATTGATGAGCCTTGCGGCTTTCCTCATCGCCGGCATCTTGCAGGGGAAGAACGCCTCCACAATAAGCTCCATGTATCCCGTCCCGTATTCAATCCGCAGCCGTTCCATCATGCACCCCCTGCCTAATCCTTCTGGTAAAAAGAACACTCGTAACCGTCCGCCCGGAGCAGTAAGCCTTTCGCCCAGGGCGGCGTCCTGCCCATCTGTTCGCAGACGGCGGGAAGGGACATCCTCCTGTCCGCCTCGATGATAATCTCATCATGCACATGGGCGACAATGGAGCAGTTCCGGAGCGTCCGCATGGCATAACATAAAATATCCCGGCTGACTGCCTGCACGATGTTCTCCACGAACTTCGGGCCGTAGCTTTCCAGCCGCTCCCATTTCTTTGTGCCGCCCACGCCCATGTATGTGACGGACTCCCCGCCAAACTGGTTCTCCCCAATGCGCGGCTTCACATAGGCAAGCCGCCTCCCGGAGAAAAGCGTGATGAACAGCATCCCGCTCCGGTAATCAAAGCGGATGCCGTGTGTTTCCGTTGACACCCTCTTTTTGATGCACTCCTTCACTGCACGGTCAACCGCCCACCAGAACTCCGTAATGCTTGGGTTGGAATCCCTCCATGCTGAAACAAGCGGCTGCAGCTCTTCCTCCGCAAGCCCCATCTCCAAAGCACCTATGGATTTCAATGCCCCGACTGATCCGCCATAGCCAAGGGCCAGTTCTGCTATTTTACCTTTCTGCCGCAGATGCCCGTTCACGCCATGCTTTTCCACAGGCACATGGAACATCTGGCTTGCTGATGCACAATAAATATCACCGCCGCCCTCGAATACCTTAAGCCGCCACTGCTCCCCGGCGATCCACGCAATCACCCTCGCCTCAATAGCGGAAAAATCCGCCACGATGAACTTCCTCCCGTCCTGTGGCACAAAAGCCGTGCGGATGAGCTGTGACAGCGTATCAGGGATATCCTCGTAAAGCATGGAGAGGGCATCGAAATCTCCGGCTTTTACCAGCTCCCGCGCCTGGGCCAGATCGGGGATATGGTTCTGGGGCAGATTTTGCAACTGGATAATGCGCCCGGAGAACCGGCCGGTCCTATTGGCACCGTAGAAGGCAAACATCCCATGCGCCCGGCTGTCCGCACACACGGCATTTTCCATTGCCTGATATTTCTTCACGGAGGACCTGGCAAGCTGCTGCCGGAGCGTCAGCACGGTTTTCAAAGGCTCCGGCGCATCCTTCAACAATGCGGCCACCGCCTTTTTATCCAGCGAATCCGTCTCCATCCCGTTTTCCAAAAGCCACTGCTTCATCTGCTGCACGGAGTTTGGGTTCTCCAGTTCCGTCAGTTCCTGCATGGCGGCTGACAGGTCGGTCTTGGATCGCCCATCCATGGCGATTGCATTCCTGACCATCTCCATATCCACGCCGATGCCCCGGTCGTTGATCTCCTGATCCTGCCAGTATTCCTCCCACACAAAACCCGGCACGGGGAACTTTGAAAGCCTCTGCTGTATCTGCATCTCCACCTCCACGTCACGGAGGTTGTATGCCTTGAACCGCTCCCACTTCTCCCTGTCATGCTCCGGCAGGTTCCGTGTCCGGCCACCGTTGGCTTTGGTCGGCTTGCAGGGAACGCAGAAATACCGGATCAGGTCTTTTCCCTCGGTCAGCTTCTGTTTTTCCAGCCCAAGCACTGCACCCACATTTTCCAAAGCCAACGGAAGACCGAGCGTGGCAGACCAGACCATGGAGCATTTCCACGACTCCGGCTCCAGCCACTCCCCAAGATAATTTGACAGACACACCCTCTCGAACATGGCATTGTACGCCCACTTGGTGACTGTCTCATCAGAGAACGCCGCCAATATCTCCGCAGGGATTTTCTCCCCGCAGGCAAGGTCAATAACTTTCACATCGCCGCCATCCACTGAATAGCCGAACAATAAAATCTCAAAATTCGGTGAAGATGAATATTTGTAAACGCCGCATTTGGATAAATCCACATCCGAATACGACTCAATATCGATACTGATACACCTCAATTCCACCAGCTCCTTTCACCGCCTTAAGGGCGGCAGGGAAAAGGCAGATGCCCTCTCCCCGCCACCCAGCGGCTGTGTCCAATTATACTGTTAAGACAGGAAATCCTCCTCGTCCCCGGCTTCATCCGCAAAATCATCCTCCGCACGGGAACGCCCGCCCAGCGGTTCCCCGTCACGGATTTTCTGTAAATTGTTCAGCCCGCAGGCGATACCCTTATTCCCGTTGGAATTGAAGGCATAGAAATTGATGCTCGCCCTGCCATACACGCCGCTGTACACCTCGGAATGGTCAAGGATTGGCTGGCGGTCTGCATCCACAATTCCCGGAGCCGTAGTGCTGTTGGCATTGACAAAATAGGAATCTGCGTAGGCTTCATCGTCCGGACGCTCCACATCCCCGTCACGCAGCGGAGTCTTCAGAACGGAAAGGGCAGGGACGCTCCTGCCGTTCCCTTTCAGCTTCGCCTCGCCCTCACGGTAGGCCGCCTCGATAGCCGCCTTGATTTTTTTGATGGTCGCCGTGTCCGACTTCGGGATGATGAGCGACACGGAGAACTTCGGCGTGCCGCCGTTAATTGCCTTCGCTTCCCATGCGTTGCAGTAGCTCCACCGGGTGTTTGGCCCGGTGATCACTTTCGTTGGATTATTGACATTGTTTGACATATGATTTTCCTCCTGACTATTCTTCCTTGAAATCTTCCTGCGCCGTGTTCATTTCCGGCCTTTTGTCGCTCTCCGGCACTAACGCAGGCTTGCCCTGCGGCTTCTCCACAAGGCCCTTCAAAATCTGTGCAAACTTCTTCTTTCCGAGCAGCTTTTCCATGGCTGTAATTCCGAGCAGCTTCGGCTCATACGGGTCAAAGCCCGCCTTCTTCACAGTATCCGCCACGGCATCTTCATCCGTATACTTCCGGTTGGAGCGGCCCTCAACGATCTTAAATCCGGCATACTTCACACCGCTTAGTGCCTGCTGCAGCGCGAACTCCTTCACATCTGCCGCCCATGCCGCCAGTTCATCTGCTTTCACGAGGATCGCTGCGATCTCGTCATCATCCAGCGTGGCGGGCATCTCAAAGTCATACTTCGCAAGCTCCAGGTTATACTCCGCCCGTTTCCTGCAGACCGCCTTGGCTTTGCAGAATTTGCAGTGTTCCCCGGCGCAGAACTCGCCCTCCCCGGCATAAGCCAGCCTTGCCTTTTCCGAAAGCTCACCCACCGCCCACTGGAGCAGGTCCGCCTTCGCCATGGCATACACGCTGACATTCTCCCGGCGCGGCTGGTAGATCGCCATGCGGACAGTTTCAATGTCATAGATGCCATCGAACAGTTCCAGTGCGCCCAGGGCATACAGCATCATCTGAGGATTTCCCTCTGCGGAGACTTCCACACCCTTGCCGTGCTTGTAGTCGATGATATACAGAGTGCCGTCTGCAATAATGACGCAGTCGCCGGTGCCGAAGCCCTCCTCCACATACCGGGAGAAATCCAGCCGCTGCTCGATCAGCACCACCGGGTCTTTGCAGGACTGCCTTGCCTCTTCCACAAGGGAAAGAACATACTCCGCATACCCGCAGGCACATTCCTCCATCTCCTCATCGTAAAATTCAAGCCCCTCCGTGGGGTCTGCAGTTTCCATGCCCAGGGACAGCTTCAGCTTGTGTTCGCACAGGCTGTGGGCGTCGGTGCCCTGCTGCGCATATTCGCTGCCCGTATCCCCGTAATTTTCGCAGAGTCTTGCAGACGGCGGGCAGGCAAGCCACCGGTGGCTGGAAGATGCGGACAGTAAAGCGTGTCTTCCCATCACAGCACCTCCGCTTCCGCAAGCAGCGCCGCATACTCCACCGGGTCGATCTCTGACAGCTTATCCGCGCCATGCTTTGCAAGCAGCTCCCTCACTGCCTCCGTGTGTCCGGAGCGGGACTTCTCCGCCAGCACTGCGCGGACTTCCTCCAGCGTCAGAGGCTTCTCCTCCAGCTCCTGCTTTGCCGCCTTCGCATCTTTCTTCGCCGTGTTCTTTGCTGCCGCCTTGCCACTTCTGCCCGCCTTCTCCGGATCTTTCGTGACGGTTGCCTCATCTTCCGCAGCCATACTGTTATCCGCCACCGCATCTGCAACAGCCTGCAGGCTGTCGGCAAGGGAGCGCAGGTCCCCGATAACATCAAGCAGTAACTTCACTTTTCCCATGTACATCTCCTCCTTCCATGACTTCACTCACTGCCAGCTCCCGGACGGAATCGCCCGGCACGATGATGGTCAGCCTCCGCTTCTCCCCAAGGAGGAAGCGCACGAAGCGCTCCCTCACGGAGATATGGCGGCAGCTCACGATCCCGCCGGATGCCGGCTCCTTTGAAACACTGATCCTTAATGTGTGTTCCATGCCCATCTCCTCCATTTCTGAAAGGCGGTTGCTTTCATGCCCTTCACCATACGGAGATTTTGAGGCTGTTTTATACACCCCTGGACTCAAAAAATTTTTTCAGCTTTTCCCGGACACCCTTCACGCTCTTCATGACGGCATTCGGGGCGACGCCTTCCCTTCTGGCAATCTCATTGATAGAAAGCCCGTCAGCAAGGCGGCGCACACGCTCCTTCTGTACATCCGTAAGGCTTTCAATCAGCTCCTGCAATTCCCCTCTGTACTCATCTGATACAAGGATGCTTTCTGGCGTTTCCCTGTCAGAATACTCCACTCCCTCGAACTGCACTGCATCGAGTGAATAACAGTGATAGCGTTCCTTACGGGAAAGGTTGTCCTCCAAACGCCTGTCCTCAATGATGACCGCACCGATGGAATCCTCCACCTCGACTTCCGACACCGTCCCGTCTGCAAATTCATATTTAATTTTCAT